TGAAGAAATCATGGCGGCGTATCAAGAGGGGCGGGTCAAGTAACCTTTTGACCTCTAGGAGCTAAACATGGCAAATACTGCTTTTTCCCCAGCAAATAGCGTTACCCCAACAACAGCAGCAACCTTCATTCCAGAAATTTGGAGTGATGAAATCGTTGCCGCCTACAAGAAGAACCTCGTTCTGGCCAACCTGGTCATGAAGATGAACTTCCGTGGCAAAAAGGGTGACACCGTCCACATCCCAGCACCGACCCGCGGCTCTGCATCGGCTAAAGTATCGACCGACGCAGTCACCCTGATCGCTGCAACCGAGTCCGAAGTCCAGGTATCGATCAACAAGCACTACGAGTACAGCCGCTTGATCGAAGACATCGTCGAAGCCCAAGCCCTGAACTCGCTGCGTCAGTTCTACACTGCCGACGCTGGTTACGCGCTGGCTCGTCAGGTGGACACCGATCTGGTTCGTCTCGGCCGCGCTTTCAACGGTGCGACCGTTGGTACTGACGACTACGCTACTAGCAACACCACCACCAAAGCCTTTATCGGCTCGGACGGCACCACCGCGTACAACAGCACCAGCACAAACGCTGCTGCCCTGACCGATGCTGCGATCCGTCGCACCATCCAGCGTCTGGATGACAACGACACTCCAATGGATGGTCGTTTCTTCATCATCCCGCCGTCGTCACGCAACACCCTGATGGGTCTGGCTCGCTACACCGAACAGGCATTTGTCGGTGACGGCAGCGCGATTCGCAACGGTGAGATCGGCAACCTGTACGGCATCCCAGTGTTCGTCACCTCCAACGCCGACTTCGGTGCTGGTAGCTCGGGCACTGACCGTATCTGCCTGATGGGTCACCGCGATTCGATGGTGCTGGTTGAGCAGATGGCGATCCGTTCGCAGACTCAGTACAAGCAGGAATACCTCGGTACCCTGTTCACGGCTGACACCCTGTACGGCGTCAAGGCTATCCGTACTGCGGCTACCACTGGCGCAGCTCTCTCGTCCTCGGCATTCGCTCTGGCTGTTCCAGCCTAATTGAACGCCCCCGGTGAAAGCCGGGGGTCTTTAACCTAATTAGGAGAACATCATGGCAAACGCTACTTCCGTGACCGTCCGTGCTGGCAATGACCAGTTTCGCGGTCTTTACACTAACACTTGGCTAGTCCGCGCGACGCTAAACGCCGACAGTTTGTCTGACGGCGCAGGCGATACCGATACCGTAGCTGTCCCAGGCGTTGCCTTGGGCGACATGGTGTTGAGCGCGTCGCTGGCCGTGGACGTGGCGGGTCTGATCGTGACTGCGTATGTCAGCGCAGCCGATACGGTCAGCATCCGTTTCCAGAATGAAACTGGCGGTACAGTCGATTTGGCTTCCGCTACGCTTCGTCTGGTCGTCGTTCGTTCGTTGGCGTAATACCCGGGGGCTTCGGCCCCCGAACTTACCTCTGGAGGCAACATGGCCGCGACATTCCGCTGTTTGCAAAGCGGGCAAACTGTTACGTTTACGCTCCAGCACGATATAGACAGCATGAAAGGCCACGCTGGATACGTCCGTGTTGATGAGGACGCCCCCGTGGAGGATGAAACCAGACAGCTTGCTATGACGCCGCCCGAGTACGCGCGCCGTCCCGGTCGGCCAAGGAAAGAACATGTCAGAAATTGATCCAAGAGAATTCGGCAAACTAGAGGCGCAGGTAGAGGCGCTTCAGCTAGAGGTTCACGCCATGCGGAGTGACATTAAGCAGTTGCTGGAGATGGCCAACAAGTCCAAAGGTGGGTTTTGGGTTGGCATGTCAATCGCGTCTACCGTGGGTGGTGTTATGACTTTTGTTGCAGATCGTTTATTTTTTAAAGGGTGACATCATGCCAATGGTCGACGGAAAGAAGTACCCATACACGAAAAAAGGCAAGCAGGAAGCTGCTTCGGCCAAGATCAGCAAGTTGCGCAAGGAAGGCTACCCGCAGAAACAAGCGGTTGCGATTGGTCTAAGCATGGCCGGCATGGCTAAGAAAAAGGCCAAAAAATGAAGGCCGGCCTGTACGCCAACATCAACGCCAAGCGCAAACGGATTGCGGCGGGCTCCGGCGAGAAGATGAGAAAGCCGGGCACCAAAGGCGCGCCGACTGCGCAGGCGTTTAAGGACTCAGCTAAAACGGTCAAACCGAGGAAAAAATGAAGACACCCGCGTGGCAACGTAAAGCCGGTCAGAATTCAAAGGGCGGCTTGAATGCCACGGGTCGGGCGTCTTATAATGCAGAAACAGGGGGAACCCTGAAAGCGCCGGTCAAAACTGGCGATAACCCGAGACGAGCTTCTTTTCTCGCCAGGATGGGCAACATGCCCGGCCCAGAGCGTAAAGATGGCAAGCCGACAAGGCTGTTGTTATCTTTGAATGCGTGGGGCGCATCATCCAAGGCGGACGCAAAGGCAAAAGCTAAAGCTATTTCCGCAAGGAATAAGGCGAAAAGCAAATGACCTACTTAGAACTCGTCAACGATGTGCTACTTCGGCTGCGGGAGCAGACCGTCACCACGGTCAACCTGACGACCTATTCTCAGCTCATCGGTAAATTTGTTAACGATTCCAAGCGCCAGATCGAAGATGCCTACGACTGGAATGCGTTGGGTACTGAAGTCACTGTTACCACTTCCGCAAGTGTTTACGAGTATGCGTTGACCGGCGCCGGTCAGAAGTTCCGCGTCTCTAGCGATCCGTTGAACACAACCTCCAACGTCGTCATGCGCAACATTACGGTGGGCGACATGCGGCGTAAGCAGAACCTTCAGCCGTTTGTAAATTCGGTGCCTACCGAGTATTGCTTTGAAGGTGTCGACGGCAGCGGCGACGCTAAAGTGCAACTATGGGGCCGACCTGACGGCGTGTACACCATTAAGTTTTTCTTAACGGTTCCACAGGCAACATTGTCGTCGGACAGTACGTCGGTGCTGGTGCCGGATGTGTTGGTGGCGCAGAATGCTTACGCCAGAGCGTTGGTCGAGCGGGGCGAAGATGGCGGCCTAAATTCTTCTGAGGCATATGCACTGTACAGAAGTATGCTTTCTGATTATATAGCTCTTGAAGCTACACGCTTTCCTGAGATGCAGGAGTTTGTCGCGACATGAGCCAGGCGCTACAGATCAACACCATCTCTGCACCAGGCTTTTTCGGCCTGAATACCCAAGATTCGCCGATGGATTTGGCGGCAGGTTTTGCTCTGGAAGCAACTAACTGTGTGATTGACCAATACGGTCGAATAGGCGCGCGTAAGGGTTGGTCGAAGGTTAATTCGTCGTCCGGTAATTTGGGCGCGAACAGCCCTGGCGTGATCCATGAGCTAGTTGGTGCCGACGGGGTGTATACCGTACTGTTTGCCGGCAACAATAAAATTTTTAAGCTTGACGGCAGTAACGCGGTTGTCGAGTTGACCTACGGTGGTGGCGGCACGGCGCCGACGATTACGGCCAACAATTGGCAATGCGCATCGTTAAACGGTATCACTTACTTTTTTCAGACTGGGCACGATCCGCTGATCTATGACCCGGCCGTTAGTACCACGACCTACCGCCGCGTCAGTGAAAAAACAGGTTATGCCGCTACGGTGCCGTCGGCTGACTGCGTTATTTCTGCTTATGGCCGGCTGTGGGCGGCTAATACAGCGGGCAACAAACAGACACTGTATTTTTCTGACCTTATTTCTGGCCATGTTTGGTCAACAGGTACGGCAGGTTCGCTGAACGTCAATACCGTATGGCCGAACGGGCCAGATGAGATTGTTGCGCTGGCTGCGCATAACGGATTTTTGTTCATCTTTGGTAAACGCCAGATTCTGGTGTACCAAGGCGCGACAGCTCCGTCGACGATGTCGCTTTACGATACGGTTGGCGGTATCGGCTGTATTGCACGCGATTCAGTGCAAAACACGAATACAGACGTTGTGTTCTTGTCGAACAGCGGTGTGCGGTCGGTTATGCGCACAATCCAAGAGAAGTCGGCACCGTTCCGCGATCTCAGCAAAAATGTCCGCAATGATCTTGTGCAGATGGCCGCAGGGGAAACCCCTTCCGCTATTAAAGCGGTTTATTCTGAAATTAACGCGTTCTATTTGATTACTTTTCCGACCGCTAACTTTGTTTATGTGTTTGATACGCGCGGCGTGTTGGAAGATGGATCATCTAGGGTAACCGCCTGGCGTGACTTATCACCAACCGCGTTACTGTCGCGTCGTAATGGCGATTTGCTGTTAGGTAAGACCGGCTATATCGGTAAATATGGCACATATTTAGATGATTCTGCATCTTACCGATTGTATTACTACACAAATCAAGCAGATTTAGGTGATCAAAACGTCACATCGATATTGAAGCGAATTGGTGTGGTAGTTATTGGCGGCTCTAACCAATTCTTAACCATAAAATGGTCATTCGACTTTAGTGAGAATTTTTACTCCCAAAACGTACAGATACCTACACAAACCGTATCAGAATACGGCGTGGCTGAGTATGGTGCAAACGGCGTACCTGTAGCGCAGTATAGTGGCGGTATCGCGTTACAAACATTGTACGCGCAAGGTACTGGGTCAGGTCGTATTGTTCAGACAGGCTATGAAGCGGATATAAATTCGTCAGAGCTGTCTATACAAAAAATCGAAATTCTTAGTAAGAATGGGCGAGTATCATGAGTAACTACACAAAAAGTACGGATTTCGCGGCTAAAGACTCTTTGGCGTCTGGCAACGCAAGCAAGATCGTCAAGGGCACCGAGATCGACACGGAGTTCAACAATATCGCTACAGCGGTTGCGACGAAAGCCGACCTTGCGTCGCCGACGTTTACCGGAACACCGGCGCTACCTAGCGGCACAACCGCCGTCACGCAAACATCGACGGATGACAGCACCAAATTAGCTACAACTGCATTTGTCCAAGATGTCGTCGACGCGGTAAAAAGCGCGCTATACCCAGTCGGCTCTATCTATACAAATTCTTCCGTTAGCACGAATCCCGGCACGCTATTAGGGTTTGGTACATGGACAGCCTTCGGCGCAGGCCGCGTGATGGTGGGTTTGGATGCCAGCGATAGTTTGTTTGATACAGCAGAAGAAACTGGCGGCTCTAAAAACTCGGTTGTTGTAAGCCATACGCATACTGCGACTGTTACTGACCCCGGTCATACGCACCAAGTAAGAAGAACTGGAAATACAACAGGGGCAAGTTCAATTACAAAATTAGGTTTGTCTTCTGCCAGTTTTAATATAGACGATGATTTAATACAAGCCTCCACTACAGGAATTTCAGTATCTAACAGCACAGAAGGATCATCTGGCACTAACGCTAACTTGCAGCCGTACATTACTGTGTACATGTGGAAGCGGACTGCGTAAGCAACAAAGATTTAGTTAAAGGATATTAATATGGCCCTCCCTATACTCCTAGCTGCCGGCGCTAACTTTTTAGGTAGCTCTATGCAGGCCGATGCTACCCGAGACGCGGCTGCGGCTTCGGCTAACGCACAGATAAAAGCAGCGCGAATTGCTGCCGAGGAAGCGCGCTTTCGCCCGGTAGGCGTCACGACGCGTTTTGGCCAAAGCCAGTTTACGATGGGGAAGGATGGCCGGCTAAAATCAGCCGGTTATACCGTATCGCCTGAACTGCGTGCCTACCAAGACCGATTGATGGGTATGGCTGGCGGCGCGGGGATTGATTACATAAATCAAGCGCCTGGCATGTACGCTCCACTGACCGGCGCTTCTGAGAGGTTGTTCAATTTAGGTGAGCGTTATTTAGCCGAGTCTCCTGAACAAGTGGCGCAACGCTACATGACCTCGCAGCTCGACATCTTGGCGCCGCAACGTGAGCGTCAGTTGGCTGCATTGCGTAACGAACAGTTCCAAGCAGGCCGTTCGGGCTTGTCGGTTGGTGCGACAGGTACACGTCCAGGCGGCGGCGCAGGGCTTGCTGCGACGAATCCAGAGATGGAGGCGTACTACAACGCGATCGCACAACAAGATGCAAGGTTAGCCGCACAGGCGCAAGAAGAAGGGCAGCGTCAGTTGGCCTTCGGCACCACGCTGTTCGGCACCGGTGCTGATTTGCTGGGCAACTACCAGCGCGGTCTGGTCGGCTCACTCGCACCGTTCCAAGGCTACCTCGGCGCAGCAGGCGATATTGAATCGCTTGGCCAGCAATCACTGAGTCTTGGTTCATCGTTAGGTGGCGGCAATACCGCCAGCGCGCAGGCCTTGTTAACTGGTGGCACAAACGCAGCGCAGACCATGCAGGCAGCGAATGCGTTGAACCCGACCGCATCGTTCTTGCAAGGGCTTAGCACTAACCAAGACTTTACTTCAGCCCTTACAAGCGGAGCGCAGAATTTATTTAGCCGCCCTTCGTATTCTTCGTTCAATGAAAATGTGCCGGGCAATTTTCCTACTACCTACTTTACGCCTAACCCTAATGCGCGTAATCAGGGCTACGGGTATTACTAAGAACGCAGCGACGAATTAGGAGCCATCATGGCAAGCGAAATTTTAGGTTTGTTCACCTCGCCTGAGATGTACCAACGGCAGCAAGATTTGATGATGCAGAAGCAGGCGGCGGAACTCGCGCAACTTGATCCGTATCAGAGCGTCCGTTACGGCGCGATCCGTGCCGGTCAGCAGTTCGGCACCGGTTTAGCCGGCCTACTGGGTGCGGGAGACCCACAGTTGCGCATGATCAGCGCACGCCAGTCGGTGCTGGGTGGACTTGACCTGGGCAACCCTGACTCGATCCTTACCGCTGCCCGTCAATTGGCCAATGCTGGTGATCAACAAGGAGCGTTGGCTTTGGCCGACTATGCACGCAAGGCGCAGGCCGACGCGGCGTTGGTGACGCAGCGCACACGTGAAGGGCGTGCAGCCGCTGTGCCGCAAGCAGTTCAGATCGCAGAGGCCCGCGCTAGATTGCAAAGCGATATTAAGGCGCTGAAAGCAGCGCCTGCGTCGCCAGAGCGGGATGCAAAACTTGAGCAAGCTGAACTCACGCTTGCCGGGCTGCCAATAAAGGCAGAAGGTCTAGTGCGTGAACAGCAGATTGCCCGCGACTTTGCTTTGGCCTCAGGTGAAGAAGGGTCTGAGGCATACAAAAAAGCCTACATAGATAAGCTA